AAGAATTAGCCGTCGCGGAATCGACCATCGCGGCAAAGCGGGAAGAAGCAGAAGCGGATGGTGTACTGAGTGAAGCCGAGCAGGAAATGCTCAGTAATGCCGGAAAAATCGTCGAGGCAAAAAGGAATGAAGCACAAGCCTCTGCCCAGAATGTCGAGGCGACCAAGGCTGAAATTGAAGCGAAAAAAGAAGCCGCCGAGGCTGAGAAGAAACTCAAGGAAGCCAAAGAGCAAACTGCTGCCGCCAGCAAAGTGATGGATCAGTTCCAAAACAATGCCATTTCGCTACTACAAAAAACCGGCGGTGAAATGGACAAGCTCACCGAGCGGTATTACTTGCTCCAGCAGCAAATGCTGGCGGGGAAGACCGGGTTCATGGCGTGGGCATCCGGGATTGCACAGGCCGCGCAGGAAACCGCACGAAGTTATGAGGGCCAGAAAGCCGCGATTACCGGCATGGATGCGGCGCTGCAACAGTTCAACGAGACCGGCATTTACAACGCCAAGGTCCAGCAGGCGATGATTCAGGCGGGCGGCGATTTAGCCAACCGGTTTGATTTGATGGATCAGCAGAGCTTCGATAATTTGCAGGCCTCCTTGGAACAGGCCAACCAGAAACTCCGGGAAATGCAGCAGGAAGCTCAGGATGCTGAGGATGCCCTCGCGGAAATGAACGCAGAACTGCTCGCCGAGCAAGGCGATACCGCCGGGGCGGATCGGCTGAAATTGCAAATCGAAGAATCACAACGCCTGGCGGACTTGGAGCAGAAACGCCTGGAAGCGGAACAGACCGGCAACAAGGAAGCCGCTGCATCCTATGCCGATATGATCGCCAAGTTGGGTGAACTCTACAGCTTGAAGGGAAAGAATCTGGAAGCGGATATTAAATCTCGCCAAGAGCAGGAACAAGCCGCGAAGTCGAATGCTGATACGTCGACCGGATTAGCCGCTCTGGCTGACAATGCGGAACGAGCCAGAAATGCCGTCCAAGGATTGAGTGGTATAGACTTATCTCCTCTGAGCGGTCAACTCGCCGGACTCAATACCACCGTGAATGGGCTGCGGAGTGTGCTGTGAACGATTCTGGAATGACCCTGACTGAGAAATTCAATGCGCTGAATACGGCGGATTTGTCGGGATTGAAGAAACGATTAGATGCTTTGCGGGCGCAAGCCGAGGCGGATTTAAAGCGGGCCGGGAAGGTGGATCAAACTGCCAGCAATGCCGATATAAAACAGGCCGCCGCGCAAGCCGGTGTCACGATTGAAGAGTTTATGGCCGCGCTCGAACGCGCCAAGAAAATGGGACTGATCTAATGGCAATTACTCTGGCAGATTTAAAGTTTTTCCGATCCGAACGCATGACGGAGGCCGATGACGGTGGTGGGCGGATGAGTGCTACCGAGATCGTCTCCGGGGTCGAAAACAGCATCTTCGATGACGTGTCCGATGTAGATCGCGCGGCGGGTGATGCGAGTCTACGAAAAGTCTATGCCGCAGTTGCTTCCGCCGATACTGCGAAGTATTTGGATGCGGGTGTGGTGATCTTCAAAGCACCTGCCGATCCTAATTCATCTGTCATGCTGTTTTCCACTCGTGACTTCTATGATGAACGAGCGGATATTCGTGATTATATCGAGTCCTATTTAGTCCGTGGCGTCACATGGAGTGCCAATCTCTACGGCAATCATCTGGTGGGCCAACAGTCGATCTCCATGCTGAATTTCCCAAAGGCCAAATTGCCGGGGGTCGGGCAAACACTGGTCTTGATTGAAGATGAAGAATTAGCCACTGAGAAAGAACAGTATGTGCGGATTCGCCGATTAGAGTCCTATGAACAAACTTTTGTTGATGACAAAGGCGAATACACGCTGACCGTGGTGAATTGCGAACTCACGGAACCGTTGCGATTCCTGTTTCACGGAGTTGAGCTGTCGCGTAATACCGTGATTGGTAGAACGCGAATCCGAGATACCATCGCCGCGTCTGCCGCTCGGTATTACGGCATTCATCCAGTGACGACCGAAGCACTCACGGGCGAGAATAAAATCAGAGTCAGTTCACTTTTCTCCAAACTCATTCCGGCACTGCAATCAGAAACGCCGCTGGTCGATATTGCCGCCACCACCACTACGGGAGTGACGGTCAGTGGCGGAGCTAGGACAGCTTCATTACCGCAAATCGCGCATACCGATCAACTCCAAATTACTGTAGTGAATCAGCAATTCTCCTACGTCGCGCAACTCCTGCCAAAACCGGCTGCCGGAACAGTGAGTGTGTCCTATCGAGCACTCGGCAAGTGGTACACGCTCGAAGATCAAGGCGACGGCACCCTGACAGGGCAAGGCGTCGGCACGATCAATTACGCCACGGGCAATGCCAGCATTACGCTTTCTGCACTCCCTGATGTGAACTCGGCAATCCTGTGGAGTTGGGGAAGCGGCGTCCATAGCAGCACGTCGAGTCTGGATTATGCGACGATTGAATTTCCGGGTTGGAGTTATCAATTACTCCACCAGCATATCGAGAAAGGCAGTGTCAGTATTACTTGGCTTTCCGGTGGATTAGCAAAAATCGCCATAGACAATAACGGCGTCATTAGCGGCGATGCGGTGGGTAGAATCAACTACTTTGCCGGGCTGCTTTATCTCAAGCCGGTTGCGCTACCTGATGCTGCAACGACTCCAGTAGTCACCTACAAGTATGGTGCGCCTGTGACTGAAGACTTCACGCCGACTTTAGACGGCAACCGCTTTGTGACCTTCACCATCGCCGACCCGCCGATTAAACACGGCAGTGTGTCAGCGAAATGGACAACGCGCCGCAAGAAAACCGAGTCTGAGAAGATTGTTGAGATGGGAGTGTAGACAATGACTATCTGGACCCCAGCAGTCGGCCTGCCGTATACCCAAGTTGGCACTCCTTATACCGCTGACTTGGGGCATAATGTCGCCGGGCTTGGCGTTATTACGGCGACACTGATTTCCTGCTCTGTCGCCAATGCGGTCATCACAAACCGGCTGGAGGGGGATGTTAATTACGCTAACCTCTCGTTCACAGTACCGGGGATGCCCGCCTCCCGTTTAGTACACGTCACGATTAAAGTGAGCCTGCCGGATTCTCCTACGGTAGCGAATACCTTCAGTTATGCCATTACTGTTGTCGATACCGAGAAGCCGCCAAATCCCCCGCCACCTTCAGCACCGCAAGTGATCTCGCTCATCAAGGCCACGATGAGCCATGCGGTGGGGACGGTCAATATCTCTATCGCCCGGACGGTCAACCCCTCTTTTTCGGGAACCTGGTCGCTGCTGAGTCGTGGAAATTTACCTGTCGATGCCACCATCACCAATTCCAACGCGGGGGGAGAAGGGAACTCCTGCCATCTATCAGGCACCTTCCCGACAATTGGGGACTATGCCTTCTCCGTTTCGGTATCGCATCCCGGCTATATCTCCGCCAATGCCGATATGCAGTTTCGGATACTCGCCGATCCGCCGGTGGTGGAGCCGCCGGTGGTGGAGCCGTACGTCTATGAATGGTTGACCCTCTCCGCCGTGAAAGATGTGCCGTTTTCTGGGCAGGTCTGGGCAACGCATAATCCGCCGCTGCCGGTCACGGGCGCGGCTACATTGACAGGGATGCCGCCTGGAACCAGCATGACCGCCGCTGGCCTACTGACCGCGACCTTTACCGCGGTGGGCGTGATTCAATTCTTTGTGCAACTCACTGACTCCAATCACGCCGTGGTGGCTAATAACACCTGCCGGGTCTTGGTCACCGGCACCTCCATTGTTGCACCACCGCCACTCCCCCCTGAACCGCCACAAGTCAAAATCACCAAGGAAAGTTACTCAGAAACCGAGTGGCTGCTGACTCATACCGCCACCGATACTGACGGCGTGTTATTGCCAACTCAGGACAGCACCGGGACGGTCAGCTATGACTCCGGGATGCTGTACTTCCCGCCAGAGATGCTCTTCGATTACAAGCGTTGGTCTATTGCCCGTGAGAATGGCACCGGCGAATGGATCGACGATAAGATCACGGATACCTGGGCCAGTGGCGCACAAATCAGTGTGACCTACCAGAATCAATCGGTAGTCCCCACGGAAGTCACCGAGACCCTGCCGCCGAATGTGATTAGCATCAATCTGACGCCCTATTCGGCGGATAGTATTGTACCGAGCAGCGTGAAGTTCACGATTGGCAGTACCACCTACACGGATTTAGAAGGTGTGATGTACCACACCCCCGATGTAAATGGTTATGGCACGCGGGCCGGAGTCATTGATTACGCGAGTGGGTATGCCGTGCTGGATAACTGGGTTGCGGGTAGTCCGACATTCACCCTGCTGTCATTGGCACTGATGAAAGGCACGTACTCCGATACCGCGATGTTTTTCCGCATTCCCTCTGCTCCAATTAAGCAGACCGCATTCACGTTGTCGGTCACTGCGGCGGATGGTGAATTGCTCTCGGCGACGGCGGATTTAGCGCAGGAATTGATTGGCACCGGCATTGTCGGGACGATTGATGCCGAGTTCGGGCTGTGTTCAGTCCGGTTTGGAGCCACGGTACTCGATAGCAGCCTGACCGCAGAAGAGAAGGCCGAAGAGTGGTATGACGCGGCGGATGTCGTGGGCGGCAATATCTGGAAGCCGCGCCGAGTCATTCCGGGGACGGCACGATATAACACCGTCGCGTTTACCACGATCCCGCTCAGTGCAGATGTACTCGGCATTGACCCGGTACGTCTACCGAGTGACGGCAAAGTGCCTTCGCTGTTAAAAGGCCAGTTGATTCTGATTCACCAGACTACGGCATTCTTCGAGAATAGTTTATCGCCGACGCAGGTGCTGAATTGCGGGCGGACTCGACTCTATCGGGCCGTCATTGCCGGGGCGAATGGCGTGCGGTTATCTCCTGAACACTACACGCTGAATCGGGAACTCGGCACCATCACGATGTCGCCGACACTCAGTCTGACCGGATTGACTTCGCCCTACACGATTGAGCATACCATCGCGGATTTGTGCGTCATCGCGGATAACGATTTATCCGGCTGGCTGACTCTGACTCGTCCAATTTCGCATACTTATCCGACCACTTCATTCTGTTCGGGATTGATGTATATCGGCACGATGCAAGCACGGGTTACGGCGTTGTTTGCTCAATCCACATGGACTTCGGTATGGAGCGATGCGTTGATTGGTAGCGAACCACTCGCGCAGTACAACGACGCGCAATACCCAATAGTGATTACCAATGCCGGAGCCTACCCTGACCGGATTCTCGTGAAGTTCACTTCGGCCACTGCTTTTCAAGTGATTGGCGAGCAACTCGGTATTATCGGCACGGGCGATATTGATCACGATTGCAGTCCGTTGAACTCGTTGACTGGAGTGGCTTACTTCACCATTGACTATCACGGTTGGGGCGTGGGTTGGGCAACCGGGAATTGCCTGCGCTTCAATGTGGTTTCAGCGAGTTATCCGGTCGATTTGATTCGCTCCATTCAGCCCAGCGATCCGAGTGGCTTGGATGTTGATTCAGTGGAGCTTCTACTTTTGGGGAATATTGATCGATGAGTACTGAAGTCAAGGTTTTCAATTCCACTGATACTGGCGCTCCGGTCTTATCGAGCATTGCCGGAACCCTCATTTCCGTATTGGATGCCTGCCTGACTAATGGTTATGGCAGTGTCACTCTCGATTCGGTCGTGATTGCCGGCAATGTTGCGACCTGCACTAAATCCACCGGACATGGTTTGACGGCATTGGGGAGTGTTGGGCCGGTGATTCGGATGTCTGGGGTATCGGTTCCCAGTGCGCTCAATGCCGACTGGCGGATTACCGTGGTGAGTTCTACGGTTTTCACTTTCGCCACCACCGGACTGACTGACCAAACCGCTACAGGAACGATTTCCGCAAAGAGAGCGCCTGCCGGATTCACCAAGGCATTTAGTGGAACGAATCTGGCGGCGTATCGCAGCGATGATGTGGTCGGGACACGGTTGTATTTGAGAGTGGACGATACCGGAACGACGACTGCACGAATCCGCGGCTATGAAGTGATGACGGATGTGAGTACAGGGACTGGATTATTCCCCACAGATACTCAGATCAGTGGCGGCGGCTATTGTGCCAAAGCGAATGCGGCTAATGTGGAGTGGATATTATTAACAGACGGACGGATGATCTATTTCTTTTGCGACTACTCCAACAATAATACTTACCTTGGCGGATTTGTATTTGGAGATATTGATTCTTATGTTTCTTCCGATCCGCATGGATGTGTGTTGATTTGTGCAACAGCAGCAGTTACGCCCATATCTTTGTGCTATCTAAGCAATACCGACGCATCGTATTTAGCGAGAAGCTATACGCAGTTGGGTACCAGTACCCTCAGTGCCCGGTATTCGCACGGGAAAAGTACTTACTTAGGTGCTGGAGGGCAAAGCTATCCCGCGCCAGCCAATAACAGTATCTATCTATGGCCGGTTGAGTGTTGGGAAGGTGCGGACAATGCGCGAGGCATGATGCCCGGACTGTGGAACCCTATTCATGGCGGTAATATCGAGCAAGGGTTGACGATTGAAAATATCCCAAATTTACCCGGTAGGACATTATTGATTCAGATAGTGAATAGTCCGTATCAGGCTGCTTTTGATATTACCGGGCCGTGGAGATAAATTGTGAAGATACTCCGGTACGATCCCACCATTATCACGATTGATCAATCCACACTGACGGCCACTACTCCGTATTCAGCACCTTGGTCTCCCGTATTACTCCAAGCCAAAGATACGACCGGCAAGCATTATTTTGAAGTCCAGCAGTTATCCGATTTTCACATGAAGACGGGACTTTGTAATTTATCAGTAGGGGATTATTGGTATCTTGATGATGATCGAGGTGGATCAGTTTCATCACCCGCCTGTACAAAGGCATCTATTCCAGGCTATGCACTGTTGGCAAGAATTATGGTGGCTTATGATTTAGACTCTGGAAAAGTCTGGTTTGGAGTTAATGGTACATGGTTTGCTAGTGGAAACCCGGCCAATAATCTTAATCCATCGATGAGTGGAATCACGGTCTTTGGAGCCATAAATCCAGTATTTCCCTATATTGAAGTCACTGGATCGAATGTATCGGCTCGGTTCTATCCAGAAGCATCGGGTTGGCTTTATCCAGCACCCGCTGGATTTTTAGAACCGACTGCATTAGTGGTCACCCCTAAAATGATGACTACAACACTGCGCCGCGATATGGTCTATGGCGGAGGGCATCAAATTATCGGAACTGCACAACGCCTCGGCGCGAATACCAGAAAGCGTATTCGTCTGCATGATCGGCGAACCGGGCTTTTGATTCGGGAAACGTGGTCAGGAACCGATGGGAGTTTTGCATTCCTCTATCTGAAGAATGCCCCGGAATCTTACATCGTCATGGAGTTGGATGATGAAACGAATGACCCGTGGCTTGATCCGGCCTGTGCTGATCGAGTGTCACCGGAGATGATGCCATGAGTGATAACGTATTAGCATTCGCTCAGTCCCGTGCGACTTCACGGGCTGAATTGACTTCCGGTTGGCTGGATGGTGGGACGCTGAAACTCTATTCCGGCACTCGTCCGGCGACTCCCAATACCGCGATTGATACGCAAGTGCTACTCGTGACGTTTACCCTGCCCAATCCATCGGGGACTGTCGCCAATGGAGTGTGGACGAAGGGTGCAATTGTCGCCGCACTGGTTGCAGAGTCGGGTAATGCCGCATGGGGCCGGGCATTCGATTCGAGCGGCGCGGTGATTGCTGACTGCGATGTGGGCACAGTGAATAGCGGCGCGATGGTTGAATTAAGTAATACGTCACTCGTTTCCGGTGGTTATGTCACGGTCGTTAGTTTTACGCTGACGGAGAATTAAGCCATGCCGCTGATACTGAATCTCTCAGTATCACGCGATAGCGGGTCGCTGATTCTCAATCTTGCGCCCACGGGCGATAACCGAACGGCGGTGATTGCTGGGCGGGGGCGGGTCACTGGGGCAGCCCAACTCGGCCTGTTAATTGATAGCACCATTACCGGGGTCACCTCCCGCTGTCGTGGCGGTTGTGTCGCGGCTTACGATCCAAACCTGTTGAGTGCCTTCCATTCAATCTCCGGTAGCGACTGGAATGACGGCGATTCGATTCCCGCTTCAGCGCCGACCGCATGGCAACCGGCACAATCGCTTATTCTTGATCGTCTGGAATCATGGCGGGTAGCACAGTCGGTACTCTCGACGGTTCAGACGATCTGGAAACCGGCGATTCAATTCGCTGGCAGTGGAGTCACGACATGGAATGCGGGCGAGTTATTGTCAGGGAGTCAGAGTACCGCGTGGCAAGATTCAATCCGATTGGCGAGTGGCGTGATTACGGTCTGGAATGAATCGGATCGACTGAATCAATCCGCAGTGAGTGAGTACCGACCACGATTACCCCTGCTGGCTCCTGATTACTCCATCGTCTGGAACGATGGACTGGTGTTATCGCAGACTCTGGATTCGCCAGCGAATGACGGGACTCGTTTGGAGTCTCGATTCGAGACACTGTGGAATGAAGCTGGATTGGCGTATAACGCATGGAAACCGCCGGTCATTCCTCCAGAGAAACCGAAGCCTCCACAGAAACCACTGATTCTCAATCTCCGTCGCTATCGTCAACCCGGCGCACTGGTTCTCAATCTCCAAAAAGATTCCGATCGAACGGATTGGGAAGTCGCCATTCAACGAGTCTATGCCGTGTACAATGAATGTTATTTAGTGAGATTGCCAGACCGTACTCCATTACCAGTGACTTCCATGACGATTTCCACGGATGCGAACTCGTGGTGTTGGAGTCTGACGGCTAACTTGGGTGGGCCTGAAGGTTGGGCTTTAGTGGAACCGCAATCACCGGGATTCATGCCAATTGAAGTTGAAGCGATGATCAACGGTCATGTATGGCAATTCCTGCTGGACTTACCCAATCATTCTCGGCAATTCAATAACAACAAGACCGCACTCTCTGGACGATCACGAACGGCTTGGCTCGATCAACCGTATGATTTACTGACTTCGAGTTATGTGAATCAACCGAGGACGATGAATCAGATTGGTGAAGAAATCCTTGATGGGACTGGATACTCGTTAGTGTGGGAAGTCGATGACTGGTTAGTTCCCTCCAAGACCTTTATTTGGCAGAATATGGATCGGATGAGTCGTATCAAGAAGATTGCCAACTCCATTCGAGCCTGCGTCTATAGTGATCCAAAACTCCCTATTCTCACCATCTATCCCCGTTACCGAGTGCAATCATGGATGTTGGACTCTAATCCAGTGGATGTCACTGTTCCTGCTTCAGCCTTACTGGACTGGTCAAAGCAATCTGATCGCAAACCTTACTACAACGGAGTGTATGTGAGTGGAACCGAGAATGGTGTGTTGGCTTGGGTGAAGATTAGCGGAACCGATGGGATGCAGATTCCAGATCAACCGATTGTTGAATCACTCTGTTGTGATAGCGAAGGAATTGCTGCTCGGCAACGGGGGATTGTAGAACTCAGTGAATCCGCAATGGGCTATCAGATTCAAGTGAAGACAATCCTGACCAATAACGGTATTGGTGGGCCTTCACTCATTACTCCGATGCAACTCGTCAAGTTCAATGACATCAAAGGCTTTGTACGAAGTGTCTCAGTCAATGCGAGTTTATCTGGAGGATGGAATGGAGTATTGGGCGTGAAGCAGACCATTGAATTAGAGCGGAGGGAACACGAATGAATCTGTGGAGTCGCTTTGAAGACTTGTTTGCCAAGAAACCTACCTTAGTCGGGACAGTGATTGATTCCGAGTTTCGCTTCTGTACGATCCAACTCCCCAGTGGTGCTACGATTCGAGTTGAAGGGGCAGGCACTACCGGGAGTCGGTACTACATCACACAGAAGGATGATGGAATGTGGAGAATTGATGGAGAGGCGAGTAATCTACCCTTGATAGAGATTGATGTTTAATTCATCCCTTGATTGGACAGTACCACATATCTTCACCGATATAACCACCGAATCCATTCTTAGCGTTATACTTTATAGCCACTGCTCTATATTCGGTCTTGAGTAGTTTGTCTTTAACATTGATAATCAATGGTTTTGAAACGATCCTCAATGAATCAGGGTCTTTCAAAATACTCTTGAGTTTAATGATACATTTCTCAATTTCGATTGAATCTACCTTCTCTTGCTCACTCTGACAACCTACTAATAACATCGAAGTTATTACCAATCCGATTAACATTTTCATCACACACCCCTCTTGGTTTTGACAGACCTAGTATAACACACAATTCAATGGTTGTCAACACTCATTTAGTCATCATCTGACACTATTTCAGTATCAAACGAGTATTTACTGTATGTCGGTTTCACACTCGACTGCTTATCTCGAAACTCCTTGAGAAGCTCCTTGTGACACTCCAGAAACTCTGGTGAAGGCACAATACTCTTATCCTTCGCCAAGTATCTTCTAATTGCCAACTGCTCATCAAATCCTGACAACATACAACTCTCCAACATTCGAGCAATGAAGTCACTCGCCACTGCCGGATATTCATCAGAGAGTTGTTTGACGCGAAGGAAAAAGAACTTCTCACTCGCTTGTCGTGAGTCAAG